TAACATAACCGCCTACACCTGCACCAGCGGCCTCAGAGGAAATACCCATTCCAATACGACCCCGACTGAGCTGTTGGTTACGTAGGGCTAAATCTTCTGCCGTGCGCTGAGGCTGTAACAACCCCTGCTGCTGTTGCATATACTGAGCAGCTGCTTCTTGTGGAGTAGCTGTTAAACCCGCTGCTGCCCCTTGTGCTGTACCGTACAAGCTCTTCTGGTAAGCTTGCATTTCAGGAGATAGGTTAAACCCTGCTGTACCTGTACCCTTATCAAAGAAAGTACCACCAGTAGCTGTTTTGATTGAGTATGGACGGAAGTTAGCCATATCAGTCATCTGAGCGGTATCAGCTAACTGACTCTGAGCAATCTCTGTCTGTACGTTACCAATAGCATTGGCAGCTCGTTCTTGAGCTTGAGCTAGAGTGATTAGACCAGCATCATAGTCAGCAAACGCTTGGTCTGCTACTGATCGTTGGATGCCTGTGTCTTGACGTAGAAGCTGGCGTACTCGCTGTTCTTCTGCTAAACGTGCGGCATCTGATGCTCCTTGAGCGTCTGAGGCTTTACCTGCTGCGCTACTTGTTAATAAACCACCTACTAAAGCGGGGGCAACGGCTGTAAGTAAACTCATTATACTGTCCTCTTCCACATTTTAACAACCACATAGGGCTGTACATTGGTATTAGTACCACCAGTAGCTACAGTGGCTGTTCCTGTTGTTAATGAATCTGTTCCTGTTGCTGCTGTCACTGAGTGTGTGTGAGTTGATGTTGCAATGTCCTTACTACCACCAGTTTCTTCTAGCGTGTTAAACAAAGCATCTGTAGCATCTTGACCAACAATAACCTTACCAACACCAAACTCTACCCATGTACCAAAGCCCAACAAAGTAGCTGGGTTAGTGCCTAAGGTAGAAATATACAAAGCACCCACTGGGTAAATAACCTGAGCAACAAGCCCGGCATACGCAGAGGTGTTTTGGAAGGACGCATTAACAAAAGCTGTTGTAGCTATTTGTGTTGTCTGTGTACCTACTGTAGCTGTCGGTGCTAGTGGAACCCCTGTAAAGTTAGGGCTAATTGCGTTTGACTTACTGTTAACTGCTGTTTGAATAGCGTTAAACTCATCGTCAAATTCCGTACCTTTAATAATCTTATCTGGATCACTAGGAAGGAGGGCATCCTTCGCAGCAAAGTTTGTAGCCTTAGTATATTGAGCCATTTATTCTGTCCTTCCGCCTTTAATGAAAACATCTATCTTTTGTACTGAGAGTTCTGCGTTGTTAACATCAGATTCAAAGCCAATTTGAATAGTAGAGCCGTAACCTCCCACACTACTCCTAATCTTTTCTAACACAATGCCTTTTGAAAACTCACTATAATCTGTAACAGTAAAAGAAGTTTCCCATGTGCTTGTTACATCTGTCCACGCTGAGCCACTCCACTGATAAACATTGTTATCATCTGTTGTCATGTAGGCATCCCCTGTATTAGGAGCACCGGGTAGCGAAGCGTAGTTAGCAATCACACCTTTAAACTCTGAGTAAGTAACAAACTTGTCTACGTTATACTCAAAGATTTCTCCAGCTTTCAACACAAAAGGATATGAACGATAAGCTCCAGAGTAATCCGTTGCTACTTTAATAGTAAACTGTTGGTTAGCTCCTCCTAGGATAGTAGCGCTAATCTTCTTTATAATCTTGTTAGTAGTAGGGGAGCCAAAGTCAAAGTAGTGAGAGTAGTAACGAACCCTATAAGAAGCCGTGTTATCTGTGTAACCTATGTACTTCCCAATGCCGTTAACCTTACCAATTAACACATCCCTGTTGCGTAAGCGTAGGAAAGAATCAGCCTCGTATTGGTTCCAAATAGTAACACGAGACGCTCCGTTCTCTAATGCACTACGCATGTCTAAACAATAAACAGTCTTAATAGCAGGAAAAGAGAGCAGGTAGAAAGCATTGATCTCAGAGTAAACACTAGATATATTGTCTAGGTTACCCGCCAAAGAAGCCTCTGTATTAAGATCATCTAACAAACCATCTCGGACATTAACTGTTAAGTCTCGCATAGGCAAGCTCTTCTCTTGGAGGAGGCGACCTAAGCTACGAATACCAGTGTCAGAAAGAAAGATTAAGTCAGTACCTGTATTCTGTACACTCTTGTGAGCCACACAACCGACACCAACAATAATATCTTGTAAAGCAAAGTTAATAGATATTGGGTTATCAGCACCTGAGTAGATGACAATATGATGGCGACAGAAGATGATTAAGAAGTTATTATGTGCCGCTATGGATATGATGTCATCAGTGTTATCAGGCAGCACTGAGGCAATGTTTAAGGAGCCGCTAGAGCCTCCATTGAAGGCAGGGAAATCAGTATCTACAATGTCAGTAGACCAGTAGACAGCATTCTTAGTAAACGACCAGTAACGCCCCCAAGCCGCTATAACACCATTAGGATACGCTGTGCCAAAGTTTTGAGTAACGCCTGTGTATGTTGTTATTGTTTTAACTACAGGAGTTGCTACTGAGCTGTAGATAAGAGGCTCTTGACCTTCTTGCACCAATATAGAAGTGTCGTTTAAGTTAGCACCACTCCAGTTGTCACTTGTAATTGTGTATGCTGCTGGTGTAACATCTGTCAGAACAGCACCAATACCACCAGTAAAAACCTTGTTGTTACCCGCAGAGAGGGTGTCTAAGCTATCGTCAGCATTAACATGCTCCAACATAAACTTAATAGGTTCTCCGTTTAGTTGGGCAGAGCCTGTGGTGGTTTGCATTGTCCACCCCTTACGTGCCCCTAAACGCCCATACTTATCAATAATAACATTGTCAGCTACTTCCGCAAAGTTGGGAGATAAGGTAACACCACTCTCTTGGGTGTTTAAACCGAAGAAACCGGGTGTTACAATGGAAAGAGCTTCAAGTTGTTTCATACTGTATACCACACCACTTCTTCAGGGTGACGATTAGCGTCCATAGCAATCTCGTCAGCCAAGGCTATTTCAGCAGACTTGTAGGCATTGATACTCTGCTGTCCACCATCCTCACCACGCTCTTCAATAGCCATCGCTGTGGCTAACAGGATGATAGGTCGTGTAGGGATATAGATACGATCTGAGTCATTAACTAACACTTGGTTACGCAAGACCACGTTAAAACGAGTAACATACACACCATCAGGGATCGGGTAGACATCAACTAAAGTATCCCCATCATCACTGACGCCGTTAAAGGTGTAATACTGAGGAGAGCCTGTAGGTGGGTTCTCAATCATGTAAGCCTTGTTAAACCAGCTAGAAGTTTGATACTGTAGCTCCCTTCTAGAGGTGGCATCCCAAGCATCTAACACTTCAAAGTTATTACTACTACCTTGAATCTCGTAGTTAAAAGCCCCTGCTGTTGTGTTACCTGAAAGTGTCTGACGTAAGCCACCCCACTTCCAAGCTACCTCAGCCTGACTCTTAGCCTCGTTAACAAAGTCACCAATCAGACGAGCATAACTGTTTGAGTTACCTTCACCCTGTACTGTGTCAACCGTGCTCTCTCGCAGTCGCCGTAAAACACTATTTACTGCTTCAACATATGTCATTATGTATTCCTTTTGTAGTTATTATACCACACTTTTTATCTTTTGTCAAGGGTTAAACTGCCGCACCACCATAAAAAGAACCATCTGGCATCGCTGAATCAAAACTTGTGCCTGAGTTTACTTGCCCTGTAACAGGATATGACCTAGCGCCAGAATCGTAAACAGCCCCGGGATTAACTACATTTGTTTGCGCAGGAGCAGCCGGGTCAATATTACTATTCAAATAAACATCTCTGTACCAATTATCTATCGCTGGTGTAGTACCACCTCCGCCTCCGTACTCTCCTGTACTTAATAATTGTTGTATAATTTTTTGTTGTGCCACCTCAGCCGCTGCTTTGTTTTTAGCAGCTTGCTGAGCTTCCAAGTCTGAACGCATTTGAGACAAATCAGTCCGTGGAGCAGATAAGTACCCTTGGTTAATATCACGTACACCTTGAACAGAACTAAACAAACTAGAGATGTCTGAGGGTACTGGTGACTGGAAACCTGTGCTCATCATACCCGGTGTATCCACACCTTGGACAGGCTGAGGACGTAAGGTTGGGACAACACCAGGAGACGCTTGTGTCATGGGTTGTTGTGAATAAAAATTAAGAGGTGCTTTACCCTGTATCCCTAAGTAATCATTTACAGCGTTATTAGCAACACTGGGGTCAGTTCCCATAGACTGCGTGAACAAACTGGCTACTTGGTTTGGTGTTAACCCTAGTTCTTGTCTCCGTGCTTCTATTATTCCTGATACATCCTCACCAGCAGCTATGCGCCGTTGCATATCTTTAAAGAAAATTTCAGATGCATCTAGCTGTTCATCAGTAAACTGAGTCCCTTGGTTAGTTAACATAGTTCCCGAATTAGCTGACCCCATGTTATTAACAACATCTTGGAAACCAACTTCGTCAGCTGTACCAAACCTTAACCGATTACTTTCATTTATCTGTTCATCAGTAGGCGCATTATTAACAGCAAGCTGAGTAAGAGGGTTTGTAGCGTCAGTTTGTGCCGCATAAGCAGCTGTTGCACCGGGGTCTAATTCTAGTACTTGATCAACTTGCTCAAATGGAATGTTGTTTTGCCGTGCGTAGTTAAGCAGTGTCTCTCTAACGTCACCACCTTCAGGGGTTAACCGTTGAGCTTCTGCAATAATTTCTTCTCTAGTAGCCATATTATTCTCCGTCAAAAGCTAAAACAGCTTGTTCTTTTCTTAAATCAAAAGAAGCCATGGCATTCATTAAAGAACCAGCTTCTGTTAAAACTTGGAGTGAATCTCCGCTTTGCATTACCATACTATCGCTAAACTGTACATAGTTGTTAGCACTTAATACATATTCAGTTATAATGTAAATCTTATGGGTAATGTCGTGAGCGTGTTGCCAATAAATACTAACAGTTTTATTGTTACCCTGTCGGTTACTAACAAAAAGCGTACTAACCTCAGCTTTATAACCAGCAGGAACTTTGAACAACTCTGTCAACGTAGCGGGTTGTATTACTTTACCTACTGTATGTCTCATTTCTTCTTCTTCTTATTCTGTTTTGAACGCCCATTACGTTCTGGTAATTTTCTATTCATAGTTGACCTTTCGTTACAACAAGCCAGATAAGACCAGCTACAATGACTACCCCTGTTACAACAGAAGCGATAATTAAGAATCCATTAATCCAAGCCCACATCAACTCTTTACGTTTCATCTGGGCTAAGACAATCTCTCTAGCCTCAGCATTACGTTTACGCTTGGCCTCAGCTTGAAACTTTAACCAATCATCCCACAAGCCCGGTCTGCCTTGGTAAATGAACAGCTCTTGTAAAGCTGCCTCATGTTGTTTAATCTGTTCGAGGGCAAAGAAAGCCTCAGAGTCTGATCCCGACTGACTAGCTTTCTGGACTAACTTACTCTTGTTATCAAAGAATTTAAAGATGTGCTGACCAGCTGCCATGATGTCTCCACCGTTGGCTATGGTTTCTTTAATCACACCAAAGGCAGCATTGGCTATTGCCAGTTCAGCAAGCATGTTATTTCCTATATTCTGCAATCATAAACGAGAAAGCGGTAACAACACCAGCAATCCAAAGTAAGGGTTTAGCCGCCCTAGCAATCCATTCTAAAACTGTGAAAGCCCCTTCAGCGGCAGAGAAGGCTTTAACCACATTCTCTGTCTCCTCATTTAGCTTATCCACCTTAGTCTCGACTGCCAGTAACCTTTCATATATTTCTTTATGGGTTACTTCTGCCATGATTATTAGGCTTCAATGCGTGGGTCAACCCAGTCGGGACAAAGTTCCCAAGCGTTGTTAACATAATTGTACTTGCACCCGTACCAATCATCAGGAGTTGTAACACCCTCAACAACTGTAGCATTGCCTGAGTTCATGTCGCCAATGATGAAGTCTAGTGCCGCAGGGTCGCCTACTTCAATGCAGTCAGCCTTTACTGTGACTACCTTGTCATCAGCAAAAAGGTACTTGGAGCAGTTGGTTGAGTCAATAATTGTTTTCATCATATTCCTTTGAGTAAAATTGAGGTGGCTGACAAGGCTTTGCCAGCGGGCACAGTAGATGTTGTGGTGGACAGTGTGCCGTCAGATTGAACGTAGTAATCGGTGGCAGGGGTTAGTCCTGTCACGTTTGTGGAGATGCCACCCTTGATCGTTACTGAGCCTGTTGCGGCGCTAGTGATAGCTGCGTCTGATATGCCGATGAAGGATGTATTGTTGGTTGAAGTATTGGTAAATACTACGCTTGTGCCATATTCTAAGTTATCCAGATCCTTGTAAGCAATAACTACCTTATTTAATGTGCTGTCAAATGTGACTGCCAAAGAGCTGGAAGCGGCACTTTCAAAGATTACTGGCGAATCAAAACTAATACTTGTTCCAGAGACTGTTCCAACAACTAGTGTACCATAGTCCAAACTTCCTCCATTATCTTGATAAGCAATAACTACTTTACCTGCATTGCTGTCGAATGTGGCTGCAAGGTGATAAGTACCTGCACTCTCAAACACTACTTCTGCACCAAACGAGATGCTTGTTCCACTTACCGTTCCAACAATTGCTGTACCGTAGTTGGAGTTACCGTTATCTTGATAAGCAATAACTACCTTACCTGATGCACTATCAAATGTAGCAGCAGGATAATATGTAGCAGCACTATTAAATACTACTGCTGTACCAAAGCTAATACTTGTTCCACTCACAGTTCCTACAATTGATGTTCCATAGTTTGAGTTACCCAAATCAGAGTAAGCAATAACTATCTTATTTAATGTGCTGTCAAATGTGGCTGAAAATCCGAAAGCAGGAGTAATTTCAAATACTACTGGAGTACCAAAACTAATGCTTGTTCCAGAGACTGTTCCTACAATTGATGTTCCATAATTAGAATTACCACCGTCCACGTAAGAAACAACCACTTTACCTGCTAAAATCTCAAATATGGCTGAATATGTGTAAGTAGGGCCTGTACTGTTAAATACTACTTCCGAACCAAACGAAATGCTTGTTCCACTTACAGTTCCAACTATTGCTGTACCGTAGTTAGCGTTCCCAAAGTCTCGATAAGCAATAACCACCTTACCCGCTGCGCTATCAAAGGTGGATGCGGTATGGTGTGTACGTCCACTGTTAAATACTACTGCTGTACCAAAAGAAATACTTGAGCCGCTAACTGTCCCAACTATTGCTGTACCGTAGTTGGAGTTATTATCATCCTTGTAAGCAATAACTACTTTACCCGCTGCGCTATCAAAGGTGGCTGAGATGTCGTTTGCCTCTCCGCTTTCAAACACTACTGGAGTACCTACTGAAGTATCTGCGCCAGCCACAACACTTACAGTTCCGTCATTGTTTAAAATAACAGTATCTCCGTTGCCAATCGTGCCAGAAGCTACAAAGTCTACTTGAAAAGGGTTTGAGTTGTCAATCTGATCTTGAACGTTTGACGTTACTGTATCAATGTAGTTAATGGTTGCTGCACTGTCAGCTATGTCTCGTGATTTACTCATTGTTTACTCCGGCTTAGTAGGGTATGTTACATCTAAGGGGAAGCCTTCCTGAGCTGTTACATCACGCAAAGCCTGACGGTAGGTTGCCCACTCCGCAGACATAGTTACGTCCGACATCCCCATCCAGTCGCATGAGGCGATTAGCTTATCCCGCTCTGCACGAACAGCCGTAGCCGCTTCTTCATTCTTACGGGCTGTGTACGCTTGTTCCTGCTCTGCCTTGGTGTGAACCGTACCATCTTCGTCAGTGTAGTCAGAGAACATATCCCGCTCGACATACGCCTCTACCCAGTTGCCATTGGCATCCTGAGTAACACCATTTCGACTGACCACCTTGTACTCACCAGAGGCCGCTGGAGCCGGAGCCGCCAGCACTGGGTCAATACCAAGGCTGTCACATATAGAGGCAGTCCATACCCGTGGCAGGGATGTGTTAGGCATTGAGCGGCGAATCTCGCCTTGTGTGTTTACTGCACCACTGGTGCGATTACGATATTCAGACATGATATTGATCCTTTAAAAGTCTGTTGAGAAACCTGTCGGTTAGGCTATTGCCAAGAAAATATAACTACCACCTGATGCGTTAATAGCCGCTGGCGCTGACGATGTAACGGTAAAGCCAGATGCTAGTGGGTCAATGTAGTCAGTCGATGTCACTTCAGCCGCTGTGCTGTTAAGTAACAAGTAAGGATCATTACCACTTACGATTCCTCTAGCGCTATCCCACACATACCAATCACCAGTGGAGTCAGTTCGCTTGATAAGGATAAACCTTGCACCAGCACTGAAGCCACAATCTACGTTAATGTCAGCGCCAGTTCCGATATAGGAAGACACCTTACTTACCCCGGGTAGGCTTGCGAAGAGGTAGGCGATGTAAGTGGCTCCGGAACTCCCTGTTAAACCACTACCTGTAACAGTAAATACGCTTTCTGTTGCTCCAGTATCGTTCCAATAAGCAGAGTTTGTAATAAATGCACTGGTTGAGTTAAGTTTTAATATCTTTGTCCCATCGCCCAATACTTGAACAGGCCATTCTTGACCATTAAGACTTCTACTTTTAACAATCAATAACTCCGGAGCCACTCCTAAATTATGTGCTACGTTTTGTACGGCACCCGTCCCCGTGTAAGCCACCACATCCATAAAGCCGGGGGCACGTTTGAAAGCACACCACCAATTAAAACCAATACCGGGTTTAAAGGAATCATTGTATTGGTATGCATCACCGATATTTCCCGCCCCTGTAGTTTCAGCCCCTGTTGAACTCGTAACAAGGTGTACTGTTGGGCCTACTAGTCTAGTTCCCACTAAAGTATTGAGGGAGTGCCCTGAACGCCTTGCATCTAAAAACATATCCGTAGGAAAACCCGTAGTCTGCCTAGTAGAGTCAGATGCGGCAAAAGGCATAAACACCTCAGTCCCAGACTCAGGAGTCTTCATCGGGCGGCGAATGGCTATATAGATGTATGTTCCGTTTAAATCGGAAAAGAAACCCGTAGAGTTTAATGTTAGAAAGTCACCGGCAGATTCAGCCGCACTTGTATTTGGGGCAAGCCACGCATCATTTGAGTTAACAGCAGTAAGGCCACGCATGGCATCAACAAGCCTCCAATCACCAGCGGAATCCGTTCGCTTCATTAACAACCACTGCGGCTCCCAGCCTAAGTTAATTGTTTGCTGACCAGCAACACTCCCACAGCTAATAACATTCTGCTCGCCATCGTCTCCAAAGCCGCCAGCATCGTGGGCGAATAGGTAGGCTACGTAGGTGGAGCCGGTTTCGTTATAGTTTGAGTTTTCACCTACAGTAAAAACCGAATCTGTAGGAGCGGTGTCATTCCAAGGGGCGGCTGAGTTAATTCTAGCTGAAGTAAGGTCTAAGACAAGCGTGTAATCTTGTGGGGTTGTGGCATCTACCGCTCTGTGATATACATACCAACTAGCAGCGGCGTTTGTGCGTTTAACAATAATACAACCGGGAACTGAGCCAAGGTCATGTGGGATTTGGCGACCAGCCACGCTATTACCCGTCCACGTCACAACATCAAAGAACTTTGGACTCTTGCGGAAACTCCATGAGGCGTAGATTTGTCCTGCTGTGGCTTTGTTAAGAGAGCCGTCAGCAGTTGCCAAGCTAAATCCGTTACTGTTAAATACTTGTCCGAAACTTCCAGTAAACGCTTCACTTGTTGAATTTGAACGGATGTAGTTATTTTCCCCACGTTCAGTATCAAAAAGTATATGTTGCTCTGAGGCATTCCTACATTTAATCCAAATCATCCCACCTTCGCCAGCAAGATCAATCCCATTGGTGATAGTTTGTGAAGTACCATTGCCTGTGTATAGGTAGGTACTGAACACATCTTCAACATATTCACCCCCACCGCCAACACCTGCGGCGGCTTGAACTACGTCTCTTACTGCCATATTAAGCTCCCGCCATTCCGAGTCCAAGCACAAAGCCACGCCACGTTGTTCCACCGTCATGGGTAAAGAATGCCAGTGTGTCAACACCAGCGGCTGTCAATGTGGGAAGTGTTCCCGCCGCCCAAGTAACACCTGAGAAGTACGACAGACCCGCAGAGCCACCATTGGTCACCTCAAGCACAAATGCGCTCACAGAGCCACTAGAGGCCACGTTGCTGACTGTTAGTGTTTGAGCGCCTGACAAGGTGTAGGTGAAGTAGTTGCCAGCAGACAGGTCGATGTCGTTAGCACCCATTGCCACCTTGGTTTCTTTAACACCCGTAATAGTCTTATTGGTTAGCGTATTAGTAGACGTAGCGGTAAGGTAATCACCAGCGTCAATTAAATAGGGGACAGATGCCCACGCAGTAACACCGTCACCAATCTTAATCTTACTTGTGTCAGTCTCAGCACCCATCTCACCTTGAGCAAGGATTGGGTTAGCTGTAGTCCAGTTAGAAGCGGTATCCCGACGAATTTGAATCATATCAGCCATTTGCTGTTCCTCCGTTAATTGATTGTGGTGCTGTGTAAACGCTATTTGCAAAACCGCCGTCTACCATAGTTTGGGGATTTGCTACAACAAAAGCCCCGTAGGCTACAATATCTATTGTATCTCCTACTGTTGCCCCTGTTGTTAAAACAATGTTTGTTCCGTTTGTTGCTGTGAAATCTGTACTGACAAGTAGTTTAACACCATTCAGGTAGACATCAACAAAACCTACATCATATGTAATTGCAAAGGTTGTTTGACCTGCTGTAGCTGTGTAAACCTGACGTTCTGTTGTCCCATTAACCGCAGAGCCAGCAGCAACCCATCCCGAACCTGTATAGACACGCATCTGATTTGCAGACGAGTCCCAGTACAAAGCACCAGTCAACAAAGCATTGCCATCGTTGTCGAGGGTAGGTGCAGAAGCTTTGGAGCCTAAGTAGCGGTCATCAAACTCATCAAAAGAGGCAGCAGCGGCTATTGCTGAGTTGTCGGCGTCTGTGGCATACCCTGATGCTTCTACTGCGCTTGCAGCGGAGTCAATGGCTGATTGATTAGATTCACCAGCCTTAGTTGTTGAAATACCAGCTTGATTCGTTGAAATAACAGCTTGATTTGTTGCAATAACAGCTTGAGCAGTAGCATCGGCAACCACTCCCGCAGTAGTAGCAGCACTGTCAGCAGCGGCATCTCGTGCAGCTTCAGCCAAACCTTGAGCAGTTTGAGCACCAGTTTCAGCTGTTTCAGCGTTAGTTTCAGCCAATTCAGCGGCTGTTTGCGCTGTTTCAGCATTAGTTTCAGCTAGTTCAGCAGCTGTTTTAGCCGCCTCAGCAGCCGTCTTAGCCGCTTCAGCATCAGTTTGAGCAGATTGAGCAGCAGTTTTAGCCGCATCAGCAGCAGTAGCATCGGCAGCTACACCAGCTTCAGCAGCTTCGGCGGCAGTGGCAGAAGCTTCAGCTTCAACAGCGGCTTCTTCTGCTCTTAGCGTTAATTCTGTAACTTCGTTTAAGGTGATGCCACTGCTAATGTCACCAGCACCTCCTACTCCACGATAGATAGCCATGTTTTCTCCTTGTAAACCTTTGTTGAAA